CCTGTCTTAAAACCACGGAATCGAAGGAATCGCGGAAATCGTAAGGAGTAAATGTCTTCACTATCTTGGCTCCTAGTCGCCGCATCCGCCCGGATCTCGATAATCTGTCCTGGTAAAGCGTCTTTATTGGCCCAAAACTCTTCTCGTTGATCATCAGTAATACCACTACCAACATTGACGCGAATCTTTTTACCGTCATCTTCACCTTCACAAACAAGTGCGCCAAGTTTACCTTCATTCTTACCAGTTCCTTCTTCAACATCAATGATAGCCAAACTAACTTCAATAAATGGTTTCATCTTGAGCCAACTGACACTGCGTTTACATTCATAAACAGCATCAACATCTTTGATCATGATGCCTTCAAAGCCGGCTGCAATAGCATCTTTATTATATTGTTTAAACTGTAGTTCGCCTACAAACTCGCCTAAGTCGACTTAAATCTGTGGAAATATATCAATGTTACCAACTTGATCAAATACTTCTTTCATTCCACGTAACAGTTTGCTACGACGTCCTTGTCCCATTACACTTTTGCCTTTTTGGAACTCACTCAAGGGAATGATGTCAAACAGCATTAATCTAGCGTCTTCGCTTTGAACATCGCTTTTACGATGTACCTGTTTCATAAGTTCCTGGAAACTGCTACTGACCATTTCACCATCTAGAACATAACTGCGTCCTATTAGCTCAATGTTATCTTCTAATGCTTTTGTAATGTGTCCAAAATTTTCTAGTTCTTTACCATTACGACTGTATTGTGTAACGGTACGATTTTCCATATTAACAATGGTAATAACACGAACACCATCTAGTTTGGGTTCTAACAGTTTTTTACCTGTAATTTTCTTTTCGTGATTGGCACCATCATGCGCCAACATACATTCAAACACAGGTACCTGTGGAATGTTCGGAAATGCTTTCAATACTTTGTTTACTGTCTTTTCACTGATACCGCATTTAAGATCCTTTGTAAGGATTCTGCGATACCAATCGTTCCATTGATTCTGTGTGCTTGCTGACAAGGCCAATTCGATGGCGTCACGGGCATCGTGTCCTGTAAGTTGTCGTGTATATAATTGTTTACACAATTCTTTAAAGGCAATCCAGGGCAAACCTTGTCCATCTGGTCCGCCATGCTTGGGAACCTTTTTAACACCAAATGTCATAAAACCATTTAAGGCCATGCTCATACCTTCAAACAGTTCTAAATTTTCAAACTTGGCTTCTGCTTCTAGGATTTGTTCTTTGTTATTACGACTAGCATGGTCTTCTAAAATGCGGATAATTGCGTCACAATTGCTCATACATACTCTCTAAAGTGTTGATATGTATATATTGTAACAGGTTTTACCAGTGTTGTCAAGCATTTCATATAGAAAAGGATGAACCACACCCGCACTGACTAGAAGCATTGGGATTTCGAACCACAAATTGACTACCATGTAAATCTTCTTTGTAGTCAACTTCGGATCCAATTAGGTATTGGTAGCTCATACTGTCAACCAAAAGACAAATACCATTTTGATCTATTACCCAATCATCATCATTGATCATTTCATCTAACGTGAATCCATATTGGAATCCACTACATCCGCCACCTTGTACAAACATACGAAGTTTTAAATCTGGATTCTGCTCTTCAGCTATGATATCCAAAATTTTTTCTGTGGCAGATTGTGTAATGCTTATAGAATGATCATTCATATTGTATATAAAAGTTTCCGGACAAACTTATCCTAAATTCATCTGATGTCTGAAATGGATAGACCAGATGCGGTAACTGTGCTGGAAAAATAATCATCTTATTTTCCCATGTTCGGTCTACAGCAAAATCGCAAGGTATCACTTCACCTAAAGCATTTACGTAGGTAAAGGTAAAATTCCCAGGTCGTTTTTCTTTAGGATTTACTCCTTGTATAAGAGCGCACTCATCTTCTATTAAGTAAGGAACTTTAATCCATATCACAAAACTTAGTAGACCAAAATGAATATGATGCGGATTGAATTCGCCTTTGCGTTGAAAATTGGCCCATAGTGTATTTAATTTTGGTTTTGGACTTTTTCCGTCTGGCGGAGGATTTTCTTTACTTTGAAAACTAAAATGATTTATGTAGTTAAGTGCCATTGGGGATAGCAATTCTTCAACATACGAAAAACATTTATCCACACCATATTCATGTGTAATATTTCCTGCTAACTTGTGATTATAACTTGGTGCTGATTTAAAATCAGATTGTATTTCATTTATACTATCACATATTGGAGCCATTTGTTCATTAGTCAGTACTGTGCTAAGATAGCCTACGTTTGGAAAGTAATGATAAAACCATTCGTTATTAAATTCTACACTCAAATTAAAATCTCACTTTAGTTAGGTACCGCAACAACTTGCTTAACGCCAGTTTGTGGGTTCACCATTTCTTGCCAATGGTAGCCAACAGGTGGGGCCTGAACAACTGTTTGTGGTTGTTGTACAATAACTGGTTGTTGTTCGACTACAACTGTTTCAGGACGAGCTAGTTCATATCCGACTACCCCGCCAATTAATGCAGGAGCTACCCAGCATCCACCGCAACCATAATAGCCACCATGCCAGCCACCCATTCTATATGGACCATGTGCTGATGCTGTCATTGCTAATGTAATTAATGATAATGCTAATAAAACTTTTTTCATAATATTTCTCCTTTAGGTGTGGATACTTATATAACGCCTATCCACTGCGTTTTGTTGACTAGGTCCTGTATTTATGCTTAAATATTAGCATGAGTAGCATTTCAATCACAACCAAAGCGGCTGAAAAAATAAAAAATAGCATTGCTAAACGAGGAAAGGGCGTTGGTATTCGTGTTGGTGTCAAAACCACAGGCTGTAGTGGATTGGCCTATGTATTAGAATATATAGATACAGTTCCTGTTACAAGGGATTGGTTCAAATATCAACAAGATGGTGCCACAGTTTGGATAAATGGTAAGGACATGGTTTATCTCAACGGACTACAAATTGATTGGGTTAAAAATGGACTCAACGAAGGGTTTGAATTTCATAACCCTTCGGCCAGAGATACTTGCGGATGTGGAGAATCATTTAGAGTATGAAATATTGGACTAGAGAAGATACCAAAGCGTGGGTTGCTCATTTAGAAGATCGTCTTGATGATATTGGTTATCATCTAGAAAAAACACTTGAATGGTGTGACGAGCATTATATTGATGATGACCATACTGTTTTTATGTGTTGTTTTTTAACCTGTATATGGGTAAGTCAGTTGCGTGGCGAACTCATTACCTACGTTGAACTCATGGAAATGTTAGGTATACACGATTTTGAAGTTGAAGAAGAAAAGTTCTACGAGCTTAATGACAAATACGAAAACATGACTCATCGCGAATTGCTTGAGTCTGCTGTAGATGCCTTTAGAGATTTTTAACTATGGGTACCGCCATAGTTCTTGACGTTGCCGCCGTGTTTGACGCTAGCGGCACGTTTGCCTTTTAGATGTACACCAGACCCTTTAACACCCTGTTTACCTGTTCCTGCTGTGTGGTCACTGTCATGTGATTTCATGCCACGGCTAACACACTGAGCATAACGAACGTTACTTAAACGTTTGACTGCGCATTGACTTGCTGTAGGAGCTTTGAGTTTTTTTTCGATGAGATCTATAATTCGCATCGAGTATTTATATTAATCCTTGTCAGCATAAAAGATGTGACTACCAATCTTTTCAATACGCTGTTTTTGTTTTGCCCAGGCAGGTCTTACCTTTGTGTTATGAAAGTACATGACATTAGCAAATTTTTCACGTAGATTATCATAACCGCCTTCTAGCAATTCTCTGGCAACCTGTAGACTAGAATCCCAACGTTCGTCATTCTTATCAATTTTAGACACAGGTTGACATTGCCATGAAAACTGACAAATGGTTTGACTTGTTACTACGGTATGATCTTCTGTTACCAGTTTCTTACGCCCTATGGAATCGTGTTGTACTTTGGTAACTGAAACAGTTTTGTAATGTGACCTAACTGTTTTTTGACTCACCACTCCGCAAATAGATTTGGGGAATTTTTCATCTCGGCTTCTGTTAATTGTAACAAGGCCAACTGCCGCTTTGCCTTCTTCGCTCTCCATGCCTGCTTCGTAATAAATGTTACGAGCCAAACATTCGAGATCCTTTTTGTTAACTTCTGCATGACCGGGTGCCATTACGGTCAGGGCGATAACTGCTACTAAGATATTGAATATCTTGTTCATATTATGTCCTCCTATATAATTTTAATGTCTGAATCAGTGTCTGTTAAAATAGTTATTAAAAAAGTACTTATGATACTTGAAATAACGATAAAAACTTAGGGTTTTGATAAAATTTTATAGGCATACGGTTGCTATAGTAAATAACTGCTACTATAATTGTAATATGAAAACATTTAAACACTCTGGCGCCGCAGGCGACTTAATCTACGGTTTAGCCGTAATGAAACACTTAGGTGGAGGTGACTTTAAGGTACATCTCAATCAAATGGATTGGATAGGACAGAACTACTACGGTAGTAAACCTGATCCATTTCATCAAGGACGGCTGACACAACAAGATTTCGAATATATGCGAGATTTTTTAGAAGCCCAGGAATATATTTCAACAGTATCTGTACTGGATCCAGCCAAGGACGAAGTTACACACAATCTAGATCGATTCCGTGCTCCATTTGCCGGTAATCCTGGAAATTACATAGATGTTTACTGTCATGTGTTTGGAGTACATGATAAAGATTTAAGAGCAACCATAAGAAATACTCCTTGGTTGTCTGTTCCAAAACCAAACCCAGTAGCACCTGCTGTATTCAATAGATCATTCCGTTGGAGAAGCGATGCGTCTAATGAAGAATGGATGAAATTGCGAGATCATTTTAAGGGCTATGCTGTGTTTGTAGGACTCAAAGATGAACATGAAGATTTTCAGCAGAGATTTCAATGGGATATAGAATACTATCCTACAAAGACACAATTAGAGTTAGCTTCTGTAATTGCTGGTGGTACTCAGTTTTTTGGTAATCAAAGTCAGGCTTTGGCTCTTGCGTTTGGACTAGGTAAAGACGTATGTTGCGAAATACGTAGAGATTTGCCACAAGAGAGAAACGAATGTTATTTTCCTGAAAGATCATTAACACAATATTTTTAAATGTTTAACATTTTTAAAAAGAAACAGCCCAAGTTTGAATTTTACACCATTATACCTGGACTAGAGCATGCCTTTCCTATACTGCCTGCTCGACAGGTAAAAATGCCTTGGGTACAACAGAGTCAGGCTCAATTTAAAAAAATCTTGGCCAATAACAACAACATGCCAAGTATGAGAACCAGCGCTAGTTATATGTGTTCAGGTATAGCAGGAGTTGCCAATACAGGTTGGATACTTACTACCTGGCATGATATTGAAATCACAACTAACGGTGACCTACGTACATTCTCATGGAACATTCCTGTCTTACGTAGAACATTGCCATTTACACACATTGGCAGTTTTGATGCGGATATATTTGGAGATTTTGCCGAGCTTCCGCCAGAGACCCTGAAAACCCTAATCAAAATCAACACACCTTGGCGTGTACGGGCACCTAAAGGATGGGGATTGTTAATGGCTCCGTTACAGTATCATAACGAAACACGATTCACCAGTGCCCTGGGTGTGTTAAATCCCGAAATTGCCAGTAACCTTGATGGAGTCTTATTTTGGCATGTGATCAACGATCGTGTTGTTATACCAGCAGGCACACCCCTGTGTCAACTGATTCCAATACAGTTAGATAATGCTACAGACTTTGTTTGTCGAGATGCCACAGATCAAGAAATGTCACAGTTAGAATTAGAGTTGACCGTACGTCAAGGATCTTGGACCAACAGCATCAATCTAGCAAAAAAAGCCTACAGAAGTTTTTGGAGTAAAAATGAAAAATCCTAAATTTGGAATTATACAGAGTAGAGGCCTAGGTGATATCGTTATTGCCTTGCCCATAGCTGATCATTATAGACAAGAGGGCTACGATGTGTACTGGCCCATCTGTGATCAATTTCTTCCACATGTAAAAGATACTGTACCCTGGGTCAAATGGATTCCCATACCTACAGATACCAAAGGTGATTTCTTTTATGACGAGCCCTTGAAAAGATTGCGCAACTTTCAGGTAGACGAATACATCTGTTTGTACAATAGCCTAACAGGGCACCCAGAACTGAGAAATCGCCCAGAGTTTCAAATAATGAAGTTTGATCAGTACAAGTATGCGGTAACAGGCGTACCCTTTCTAAACAAATGGCGCTTGCCCGAACTGATCACTAGAGATCCTGCTCGCGAACAGGCCCTGTCGGATCGCTTGGTAACCAATGAAAACTATGTGGTATTACATCTAAACGGCAGTGATCATCGAGCCGAGTTTGACCGTTCAGCCATACCCCCAGACTGGCAAACAATCGAAATAGAGTCACAATCGCCTTGTATATTTGATTGGTTACAGATCCTAGAGGGTGCCCAAAGCATTGTGTGTGTAGACAGTGTTTTTGCCAACCTGGTTGATCAAATGGGCATAGACAACGATCTGTATCTTATTCCACGTAGCCATATACAGTTGACCCCAGTCCTGGGGCAGTCATGGACTGTGATAGAACCCAGCGCTGATGTGGTCAAACGTACCACAATTTTTGGTGGTGCTTAACCAAACTTTAGAACAGCCATCATAAACAGTCTAGGATCTATCCAAAGATCTGTCATGTTGTTGCCCACACGATATTGATCACTGGGCTGTTCACCCATCCAAGCAGTAAAACGTCTATTGTAAACATGTACCGGTATCCAAGGCGTATAGTCAGCCATTTGACTGGGACGTATTCGGTAGAACATGCCATTATGGTATTCAGGGGTAGTGGGTCTGGGCATGATCCAAAAGGGCATGGGGAAACGGTTAACCATACCAACTCCAGCGTAGCACAAACAAGGTACGATCTGGATCCCGCTGAAATGCCACACTACACCCGTCACCTTGATCCCAGGCCCAGCGTACCCAATGCGGGCCAATGCTTGAATTTAACCAATTTGTCATGTAATTCACCTGGGCGATCCAATCCTGTTGCTGTTGCGTTAGCGTTGGCCAAGGCACAACTGCTGTGTATTCGAAATCGTGTATTTCGGGCAAATAAAACTTCATCGGGACTAGTGGGTCCTTTCTATTTGGCTATACTTTATTTACATAAAAACAACAGGCCGTTGACAACACCTGGTAAAACCTGTACAATTAGAACTATGTAAAACACACACATAGGAGTAGATCATGCAGTTTCTAGTAGGCGTAGTTGTAGGTATCGTTATCAGTACCATCGGGTTCACCGGAGTTGCCCATTTGGCAGACCGGGGTGTCAATCAAATTCAATCCACAGCACGAGATATGGCACGATGAACCGACGAATCGATAATCTATTTGGCCAAGCACTGGATGAGATTGTACCCAGCACATGGACCAATCTTACACAGGATCAATTGAATGCGATTAAGAATAGATTCGCCGAGTTATTGATTCAGGAATGTGCTGACTTTTTGAAAGACAAACTGGACGACCCGTTTGCGGCAGAACAGTTAGAAGAACATTTCGGAGTTGAAGAATGAACGCTAATTTTATAGGTTGCCTAATCGCTATCGCTGGAATGATGTTTGCGTTAGTGATGGGTTATCTAATCGGATACAATGATGCTAAGGATGGAAGAATGAACGAACGAATTAAAGAACTGATGGACAAGGCTACAACCATTGAGGAACACGGTTGGGGTGCCAGTTATGAAAATTTTGATAGAGAAAAGTTTGCAGAGTTGATTGTGCGGGAATGTATTGAACAAGGTGATACTTTAGCAAAACACTACATGGATACACATCCCGAACATGAACAGGTGATGTTATTGGCTTCTATTGCCGATTATTCAAATGAGATTAAGAAACATTTCGGAGTTGAACTATGAAAAACCTATTTTTACAAACACGAGTTGTGTATGACGCACACTTGAAAGAATATAATGTACAATATAAGAATTTTCTGTTTTGGAAATTTGCGGAATGTTATGAAGTGTCTGACCATCTTCCTGATGAAAGAGCCGAAGAATTGGCAATTGAATGTGCCAAGAATATGTTAGATACTGTTGAAGTGTATCGTAGTCCCAAACCTTATTATATGTAAGGATTAAAAGAATGAACACGCGAATTCAACAACTGGCTGAACAGGCCCGCGGTTCCATACCCCAGGGCCGCCTTTCTGTAGAGGAATGGATAGCGGCCTACAATCAAGAACTGGGCAGACTCATAGTAGAAGATGCTTTAACTGTGTGTGATCAAGTGAGCCAACAGTTTGAGGACTGGACCCTACGTCCGGACCGAGACAGCACCCAACGTCAAATTGGAGTCAATCATGTGCGTCTGGCCCTAAAACAGCAGTTTGGTGTAGACCGATAAATACCAGTATGAGCGATGCCAACACTACCCCCTCTATACCCGACATACCCCCGGAGCTGCAGGCTGAACTGGATCAGCTGACCCAGGACATAGCAGATCCTCAGGAACGCATACAGGCTCAACAGGCCATCATCCAGGCCCAACGCTTACGCTTACAGCATCTGTTTCACCAGATGCCCGTACCTCCGCCCTTTGATTAAACCGAACCGAACCAAACCCGACCCTCAGGCCTGGGTCTTTTCCTGTATACTGATAAACAGCTTGACCTTTTCGTACAGCTGACCCACAGTCATGAACTCAGCAGGTTGAAATGTGCCACGTTGAGCACAGGCATCCAGCAATAACAGCACTATTTTTAGATCGTCCAGGGTGATCGAAACATCCATACCAGCCGCAGGTTCTACAGCGGCGGTGGTTTTGACTTCTTCTGGAACATCCTCACGTCCAGGAATGCGTCGGCTACGTGGCTCACCAACTCCGGCTACCACTGGTTTTTTATCAAAATCTGACATGTCGTAATACCTTATGTAATATGTATATGTTTAATTATCTATTTTACAAGACCACAGGCAAAAAAAAACAAACCTCGGTACAACTGGATACAGCTGGATACAACTCAACACTATCGACACATACATATACATACATACAAATACCCCGCTAGAGCGGTTTAAGGAATCCCCCTAGCGTGAGTATATAGAGTCGATCGAGTGAGGATACAGTGTAGAAGCAAATACCCCGCTAGAGCGGCCTAGGGAAAACAGGGTGAAAAACGGGTGAGAAATTGAAAAACCATTTTACGATAGCCTCTCCAAAATGTGTGGCTCAAACGCTACACTACAGTAGGCTGTGCTGTGACCTCGTAATTTTCCAGCATAATCTGCTGTAGATCACGGTGATTTCAGCACAAAATAAACCAAAAATCATGGTAATTTCACGGTTTCGGGCACCAATTTGGGATGGTTCTTCCACCGTGCTCCACAGTGAACAAACTGAATCCTCACTGTTGTATATAAGCTATACTCTACTATATCGACATTGACAAGACTCTGTGCATGCAGTAAAATAGTATATACGCTACAGTATAGTAGAAGTAACAAGTTGTTAGTGTACTACTCTTGAATCGAAAGCGAACTGGTGGAACAAACTGTTATGCTGATACATCAACAGAATGAAACCAGGTAATGGACCAGTGTAACTTCTCTCGCGGACGGTGTTGTGAAGCATCAGAGAGGGATTTGGCAGTTACGGCTGTCAAAGGTTGCGTACAAGTAGATAATCGCTGACCGATATCAGTTGGGCTCAGAAGCTGTGTTTCTACAGCTAAACAAGGCGAAAGGGTAGAGGGCGGGTAGTGAGCTGATCCCTCTTTCAGGTACACTGTGGATAACTTGTGGATATGTGGATAAGTCCGGAGTGCCAGGGGTGTTGCGCGGAATACACAGATTCAGTGTAGGGTTTTTGGTTGCTCAGAGTTGCGTAGGGCAGTATAATTATGGCTTACACACTAAAAAGGAGCTTACACTATGTTTAAACTCACTAACGCACAAAGCGAGCAAATTAACAGCGCAGTATATACACACGACTACGCGGCAGAAGCAGTCGCACAATATGAGAGTACTGGGGCGGACGGCACGGATGCGTTTACAGAGCGTTTTGAGCAGGCGACTGGCATCGCACAACAAGCAGACTCTACAGATATTGGCGGGCTCATCGTATACTACAAAGGGCGCGAATTGCTAGCGTTTTACGACTACGAGCGTTTCGTTGGCACTGTGTTCTAAACGCAACAGTTCAGAAACCCGACACTTGCTCGGGTTTCTAATTTCAAGTATAATACACACATGAACAAACAAACTTCAACTCGTAAAAAGCGTGCAGATCGCAATCACATCATATATGAGCTCGTAGTCAATGGGCTCAACTATATTGGCGTGACAGCGAAAACTGAAAGCACAGTATTAAAGAGCGTTCGTGTACGGGCCAACAAGCATTGGTATCGTGCGCAGAAAGAGTCTAAGAACTGGCTCTTGTGCGAAGCACTAAGAGGTTTGAGCAGTAAAGAAGATATAGAAATTCGTGTACATGAAATTGTACGCGGTAAAGCGGCAGCTCATCGTAGAGAAGTTGAGATACGCAGAGCTGTCAATCCCGTTTTAAACACTGACACTAGAGGAGATTAATATGTATACAGTAGAACTCTACAAACAAGATGCCCGTAAGAAGACTGGCGAACGATTGGTTCGCCAAGTGGATCATAGTACCGCAGACCGAACGGCCATAGCGGAGTTCTATGCCGGTCGGTACCCCGCCAGTCGGGGCTATCGCTTTGAGATACATGAAACTTATGTAACTCGGCACAATCTCGTGGGCGGTGGGGAGTTCCAGGAACGTTATGATACGCCTAACTCGTGCTCGCCTGCTAGCGAAAGCTTCTGGAGTATGTAAAGACCCTACAGGTTGACAGGGCTTCGGGTTCGCAGTATAATATACACTTACACTAAAAAGGAGTAGTTATGAAAGTGCCATTCAAACAAGTGCCAGTGGGTCGTGTGTTTAGATGCAACGGCAATCTTTGTTACAAGAAGTCCACACGAACCGCTTCTATTGTGGTCGCAGATGACTCAGGCCCGTTCTCAAAACCCTCAGCAGGCAGCTGGTTTTATTTTGGTCAAAATGACATCTGCGTGATATAAAACACTTGACAAGTACTACAAACGGCAGTATAATACACACATACACTAAAAAGGAGCAGATATGTTTTACAGCAACGAAGAATTCAACTTCCAAGTACAAGAGCTTATGGAGCAAGAACGCTACAGCTTCATCGAAGCTTGCGGTATTGTACACGAGCGCATGGAACAAGACGAAGTAGAGTACAACGAGTGGGTTGTAGAGCAATTTAGACAACAAGAACTTGATAGGTCATTCAACGACATGGAGGTGCTATGAGATACTACGACACATTGGCAGTATACGAGCGCGAAGGCTATGAGATCATTGTGGACAAGACCTGGGAGGATCTTAACCCCAGAGACATGTTCGATGATTCAGTCACAGA